ACAGCGAGCACTTTGCGTTCACATCCGACCTGGGCACCTGGAGATTCATCAAGCGCGTGGACGGCCAGCCGGCCGTTTCGCAGGCGATGTATCTGGCCGACGGCACCAACCAGGTGTCGCCGTTCGTGACCCTGGCTGGCGCGTGAGTCTAGGAAAGGAGAACTACTGAAATGTCTTTTACTGAAGCTCTTTCAGAACAACTGACGATTGTAGGGGCGTTCGCTCCGAGAATCGTTACGACCGCAGCGCAGACCTTGTATACCGACGTGGTAGACATGCGCTACCACAGGCGGGCAATGGTTATCGCTGCTGGCAACGCCAACGGCGGCACGGCATTGGTCAAGGGCCTTACCGTCACTCTCATTGATTGTGACGCGTCGGGCACGGCGGCAGGCACGGCGTTCCTCACCTCGTCCGTGACCCCCGTGAGCGGCACGGCTGGCGAGTACAGCATCGTGGTGGCCGAGTGCAAGGCCGAGGACCTGGGGCAGTACGGCGCAGCGCTGAACGCGCAGGGCAGGTACTTCAAAGCGGGCATCACAACCGGCACCAACGTCAAGAACGCCTATAGCGTGATCGTCCTTGCGGACAATTCACGGTATGGCGGCAAGGCGGCGAGCAATGACCTGAGCGCTGTGAAAGAAATCGTCCAGGAATAACAGATAGCGGATTGGGGGCCGGTAACCAGCCCGGCCCCCTGATCGGGGGGCTATGGCATACGCACAAGTCGCCGACGTGAAACTGTACAGGGGCATCGCGTCAACGGAGACGGACGATGACACCCTGATCGCCACGCTGATCGACGCGGCGCAGTCGGCTATCGACGCCTACTGCGACCGGACGTTCGACGCAACCACGACCTCCACGCGCTACTACGATGCGGTAGAGGACGTTGACGGGCGGCGGCTGTTCCTGGACGCTGAGTGCGCGCAGATCGTGACCATCACAAACGGGGACAGCACAACCGTGGCAAGCACGTCCTATGTCACAGTGCCGCGCAACTCGACGCCATACCGCGAGATCGTGCTCAAGAGCGACAGCAGTGTGGCGTGGACCTATGACAGCAGCCATGAGGATGCCATCACGATCCGGGGGCGCTGGGCGTATGGAATGACCATCCCGGCGGCCATCCAGCAGGCGGCGATCCGGCTGGCAGCCTACTTCTACGCGCAGAAGGACGCGCAGGTTTTCGATGTGACGATGTATCCAGAGGCGGGGGTAATGACCGTCCCGCAGGGGATGCCGAGGGACGTGCAGCAGTTACTAGCACCATACAGACGGATACGATAGGAGGGGACTTGGCAGAGTTAGGGACAGAGCAGGGGGGAGACAAGCGGCCAGAGGACTGGGTGGAGACAGCGGCGGTGAGTCGCCGGTTCTACCCGGAGCCAGAGCGGGTGTTTGCAGTATCGCCACGGGACCCGAACGTGCGCATCGCCATCGCTATACCGATGGAGCGCACCATCATGCAGGATGCCTTTTTCAGCTTTGCGCGCATCTTTCAGCAGGGGTGGCCTATGGCGCGCCTGCCGTATACGCGCAACGACATAGCCAGAGAAAAGTTCGGCCAGTTTGTGCGCGATGAAAAGATGCCGGATGGCGTGACGCCAAAGTACACGCATATCCTGATGCTCGATAGCGACCACGCACACCCGGAGGACATTGTGCAGCGCCTGGCGCGCTGGGTATTCCTGTACCCGTCAACCGTCAAGGTGGTGGGCGGGCTGAACTTCCGACGGGGCGAGCCATACGATCCGTGCGCGTTTGTGGATCCTGGCGACGGAACGTTTCACCGGCTGGCGCACTGGGGACGCGGCATCTTGGAGGTCGATGCTCTGGGGACAGGCTCCATGCTGATCGCTAGAGAGGTATTTGAGACGCTAGAGGAGCCGTGGTTCAACTACGAGTATCCGAAGGGCGACTTTACGCCGGGGACGGACATGAGCTTTTCGCGTAAGTGCAAAGAGGCGGGCATCGCGCTCTGGGTAGACGGGACCACGACCTCGCCGCACCTGGGAATCAACGAGATCGGGCCAGCCGAATATCACGAGTACGTCACAAGGGCGCGGGGGCAGACGGTGCTGGTATCGCCAGAGGACGCGCAACTGCTGGCGGCGTACAAGGCGGAACACGCAGAGCGGGCCCGCCTACTTGCGGCGAACCAAGAGATGCTACTGCGCGCGGAGGCAGAACGCATCGCGCCGGTACAGAAGGTGAACGGCACGAACGATGACGACCTGATCGAGTGGGACCCAGAGCGGCAAGCGTTCTTTGCGCCCACAAAGACAGTTGAGGTCATACCAGAATGAGCGCCAAGGCATTGGTGCTAAAGGAGCGGGACGTTATGGCGCAGGCCACCATGACTATGGAAGTGCGGCTCAAGCGCGATTGGCGCGTTCGCGTTGGGATGTGGCTTATGGGGCTGGGCGCGCGGTTGGCAGGGATGGGCGTTCGCGTAGAGGAAGTTGACGAATGACCATCGCGGCGACCATCACAGCGCTCCAGACAGTACACGCGGCCATTGCGGGGATCAACACGGCACCGACGGTGTTCCCGTCGAACCTCAACACGGCGACCATGCCGATTGCACTGGTCTGGCCGGGCGAGGCCGACTGGCGAGCGCAGGCTGTGGGGCTCAAGCGCCAGCAGCGTGAGTACATCGTGCGCGTGTATGTGTCGCCGATAGCGCAGGACAAGGCCGGGCCGGAGAACGCCTACGCGCTGTGCAACACACTGTTGCAGCTGTTCGGGCGGGCCTACCTGGAAGACCCGACACTGAGCGGCGCGGTAGACAACATCGCAACCATCCTGGACAGCGGCGTTTCGGGTGGCTCGTTTGACCTGACGTGGGCAGGCGTTGCCTACTGGGGGTTCGTATTCAGACTTGGGATCGTTGAGAAGACGGCATAGGAGGCACCATGCCAGCAAGTGTATTGAGAAAGGTTCAGCTCGCGGCACAGGCGGCGTGGGGCACGAGCAACACAACCGCCACCGTTCAACTGACGGGCGTCACGGACGTGTCGCTCGACATTGTACCGGACGTTTACATGCCGCAGTTCATGGGGACGTTGGCACCGGCCATTACGGCGGGGCTCATGGGCCAGCACGGCGAGGCCAGCATCACGCAGGTCGCATCGTACCAAGACCTGCCGTACTACCTGCAAGGCGTGTTCGGAACGAGCGCGGCCAGCGCGGGCGCAAACACGACCTACGTGTACAAGTACGAGGCGAAGGTGGATCAGGTCACGACAGCGCCGTACTACACGGTACAGATCGGCACGACAGACGCCGAGTACGCGCTGCGCACGGGGATGTTTACTAACCTGACTATCAGCGGCGAGGCCGGGGGTATGTGGGAAGTGAGCGCTGACCTCTTGGGCGCAGCCGTCACAACGATGGCGATGACCACGGGGCTGGACGTGCGCGATGTGGACCTGATCCGCATGGCGGATACCAACATTTATGTCACGCCCTGGGCGCAAAGCACGCTGACGACAACGGCGCTGTCGGCGACGCTGATCTCGTTTGAGCTGACCGCCAACCCACAGCGGCACCTCAAGACGTTTGCGGGAAGCGGCAACCCGGCGGCCTATGGTGACAGCACCTGGGAAGGCCAGTTGACCACGGTCTTAGAGTTCAACAGCAACGCCAAAACCTTCGTCGATGAGATGGTATCGCCGGACACGCTGGTGCAGCGCCAGATCAGGCTGCGGGCATCCACGGGCAGCGCGACAGAGGCGCGCCAGGCGACCATCGACTTTGCGGGCACGCTGGCCGATAACGTCACGCTCTGGGATGAACGCGACGGCAATATGACGGTGAGCCTGGTGTGGAACGGCACATACAACACGGCCAACACGTCATGGCTCAAATTGGACGTCAAGAACGAACTGAGCTCGGTGGTATAGCGAATGACCAAGATCATCGTAACGCCAATCGACATGAGCGCGCCTGGATCATACCGGGCGCGCAAGGAACTGCTCAAGGCATACGCGGCGCTACAGGACGCGCAGAAGACCACGGACATCGGGCCGATGCTGGAAGCCTTTGACAGGCTGGAAAAGCTCGTCTGTGAGCACGCGGAGACGGACGATGGCTGCACCATCGCTGAGGCGCTTGAGCAAGCCAGCGCCGAGGACTTTGACACGCTGGTCGGAGCACTACTGGTTGGGGAGACGGTCCCAAACGCGAGCAGCGCCAGTTAGCGCTGGCGCTAGACGGGGTGGGCGGTATGCCCGACTGGGCCGAGATGCTGGAGATGGCCGGCGAGTGGCACATACCGCCGTGGGAAATCGAGGCGCAGGTGCCCGCGCTATGGCGCGACCGATGGGTGGCGATGCGCAACGCGCAGTATGAGAAACAGAAGCGTGACGCGCCGAAGCAGAGCAAGACGGGAGCGAGGAAGCTGATCTAGTGGCAAACACGCTAGAGATCGTCATCAAGGCCACAGACAAGGCCAGCAAAGAGATAAGTGGCATCGGCAAGAGCATCGACGGGCTCAAGGGTGTCGCCTCCGCAGCGCTCACGGGCGTGGGTGTGGCCGCTGGCGCTGCCGTTGCCGCTGTGGGCGCGGTCGGGGCTGCGCTCGGCAAGTTGGCTGTGGATGCGCTGCCATTGCAGGGCATAGAGGGCGCGTTTGGTGGCATCACGGGCGACGCGGAGGCTATGCTCGCGGCACTACAAGAGGGCTCGCAGGGCATGATCACCAATAAGAACCTGATGATGTCCTACAACCTGGCGGCGCAGTTGGTTGGCAAGCAGTTCGCTGACCAGTTGCCAGACGCGATGCAATACCTGACCAAGGTTGCCAGTGCTACTGGTCAGGACATGGGCTTTATGATGGACAGCCTCGTCAAAGGCGTGGGCCGGTTGTCGCCCATGATCCTGGACAACCTGGGCATTCAGGTATCGCTGGAAGAGGCCACAGCGCGAGCGGCTGAGATGTTCGGCGTCGAGGCAGATGCGCTCACAAAGGCGCAACAGCAGGCTGGCATGATGGACGTGGTACTGGAGAAACTCAAGACCAACACGGCGTCAATGCCAGAGGTTGCGGGCACGGCGGCGCAGCAGTGGGCGGCATTGGGCGTGACGTTCCAGAACACCAAGGACAGCATTGGACTGGCGCTGATACCGGCATTGCAGTCCATAATGGAGCCATTGTCAGGGCTGATCGACAGAGCGCTTCCCGTACTCGTGGAGTGGTTTGAGGGAAAGGCTGTTCCCGCCATAGAGAAAGTGGCGGGCGCGATAGGGATATTCTTTGAGGGGCTAGTCAACGGGCGCGGGTTTGTCGAGAGCTTCAAGGATGCGCTATGGAAGATGCTGCCGCCACAGTTGGCCGCACAGGTGACGGGCATCATCGACAAGATTGGCGAGTTCGCTGCCAAGATACAGGAGTTTGTGTCGGAACACGCAGAGGCATTCAAGGCCGCGCTGATTGCCATCGGGGCGGTCATCGCTGGGGCTGCTGTCGCGGGGGCCATCCTGAGCATTGCGGGGACCATCGCCGCGCTGGCGAATCCTATCACGCTGATCATTGTGGCCATCGGGCTATTGGCTGCCGCATGGACGGAGAACTGGGGCGGGATACGCGAGAAAATGGCGGTTGTATGGGCGTGGTTGCAACCGATACTGGCGCTCTTCCGGGAGTGGCTTGCCGTCAATCTCCCGATTGCTATTCAAGCGCTGACCGACTTCTGGACCAACACCCTATTGCCAGCCATTGAGGACGTGTGGACGTTCATCCAGAACGATCTTGTGCCGCTCTTTGAGTCGTTGTGGGAGTTGATCAAGGTGGCGGGCGCATTGGCCATCACGGCGCTCACGGGGCTATGGCAGAACGTGCTACTTCCAGCACTGCGCAAGGTATGGGAGTTTATTCAGAACAACGTGGTGCCAATCTTCAACCGACTCAATACCGCGGTCGGCGGGGTGTCCGGTGCAGTTGCCAGCGTCATCGGCTGGATCGACCGCATGGCCGAGCGCTTGCGCAATATCAAGCTGCCCGACTGGTTGACGCCCGGCAGTCCGACGCCGTTTGAGATGGGCTTGCGCGGAATCAGCAAGGCGCTCAAGGATATCAGCACGGCGCAGCTGCCAGAGTTCAACGCGCAACTGAACGTCAACAGAACGGGGCCGGTTGGCGCATGGGCGGCGGCATCACAGGCGCCAACGCGCGGCGGGAACGAGTACCACCTCCACATCCACACTAGCGCGCCGACCGAGAACATCATGGCCGACTTTGCGGTCCTGCAAGCATTGGCGGGGTAACACATGGCAGAATGGACCCTTGTACTACCGAACAACACAACGCTGGGACTGACGGAGAACAACGGCCTCGCCGTCGTGGGCATCAGCGGCGCGGGTATGCCGCCTATCGAGAACATCTACACGCCGTACGGCCTGGGGGACGGCGCGCTCTGGCAGCGGGCGGCCGTGCAGCCGCGACTGGTAACGGTGCTCATTGACGCTGTGGGCACGTCCTGGGTGGGCCTGCACAACCTGCGAGCGAAACTCATTGAGGCGGTCAACCCACACGAGGCGACGCCCATCACGCTGCAATACTCAGCCGGTGGCAGCAAGCCGACGCTGTACCTGGACTGCTACTACGACTCGGGGCTGGAGGGCGGCGTCACCGAAGGGTTCATGGAAAAAGGCATGGCGCTGCGGCTACTGGCGACGGACCCTTACTGGTATCAGGACACGGAGACAACGGGGGATCTGGCGCACATCCAGACGGTGACGGATGTGTCGGGCGTTGTATGGCGAGAGACCGATGGCACGCTCTCCAATATGGACACGGGAGTGCGGCATACGTCATCGCTAGAGGTTCGGGGGATCACGCGCTGTGATGATTCCGTGCAGGTGTTTGGGGCAATTGATGAGGCAGGATCCCCAGATGTGGTCGTAGATATGGCCGCAGAATGGGACGGGACCACATGGACGGATCTCGATCCGCCATGGGGTGATATCGCTGATTACGTGGACTCTGGCAACCTTTACTGGGTTGCCCAGGGGCCCACAGCGCTTTGGATTGCGGGTCGTTATGCCAAGGCGGGCTCTGTGCTACAGGGGGTGGTATGGGGGTATGTAGCTGCGACGAACACATGGACGAATATCCTTTGCGGCGATCAAGTTCCAATGGCTATCGGGGTCTCACCCTCTGGGTATGTGCACATTTGCTCGGTGCAGCAGGGTACTGCGGATGAACGGATCGAATACTATGACGGCGCGGCATGGCAGGTCATCGCTACCGCTGCGACTGGTCAGCTCTATAGCGCATTGGCTTTTGCTTCTGACGGCACACTTTATGTGGGAGGCGCGTTCACCGCGGTAGACGGCGTTAGCGCTACGAATGTTGCCAAATATACGCCATCGACGGACACATGGGAGCCTTTGGGGAGTGGACTAGACAACTCGGTAAATGCGATGATCGTCGGGCCAGACGGGCAGGTCTATGCAGGAGGGAACTTCCTGAATTCTGGCTCCGCGCCCCGGAGCTATGTAGCCGCATGGAATGGGACAACCTGGGAAGCCCTCGCCGCGGGAGTGGATGCGGCCGTGACCTCACTTGCGTGGACCGACCAGGGGTTACTGGCTGCGGGCGGATTTGACGCTACAGGGACGCGAGCGCTGCCTTCGCAAGTTGCCTGGTGGCGAGATAACCAATGGCTAGACGCGGGCACAGGGTATGCGGATACCGATATGGGCATCAACGCATTCAGCGAGGAAGACGGCGACATAGTGCTTGGCGGTTCGTTTTCTGGCACCTGGAGCGCTGCAGGCCTCACATCCGTTACTAACGCGGGCACCGCGCGGGCGTATCCTGTTATCACCCTCGCTGGCCCGGGCGCGCTGTACTACATCATCAACTGGACCACAGACCAATGGCTGTACTTTGATCTGACCCTGCTGGAAGGTGAAATCCTGACGATCGACCTGCGTCCCGGCATCAAGACCATCACGTCCAGCTTCCGCGGCAACTGCCTGCCCTTCCTAGTATCCGGCAACCTGATCGACTGGTACTTGGCTCCGGGCGCCAACGACATCGGCGTGTGGATCGACGACGCCTCGGCAGCAGCCACCTACCAGTTCACGGCGCGCTACTGGTCCAGCGACGGGAACAGCACATGAGTGAGTTGGCGTATTTCGTCGAGGTTGCGGACCCGTTCGGCGTCAAGCTGGCGCAGGTGGACACGTTCCTGGCCTTGGACTTTGTGCGGCCCGTCAACGATGTGGGCGTGCTCACGCTGGACCTGGACCCGGACACAGACGTGTCGCAATTCCGTCTGGATGGGCGCTTGAGCGTGTACCGTCAAGGCAGCGCGGGCGGGTATCGCTTGCAGACAGAGACGGTGTGGCTTGTGCGCCAATGGCGGCGCGTGATGTACACCAGCGGCGAGCGCGTGCTACGTGTGACGGCGTACTCGGCCAGCGACCTGCTGGCACGGCGCATTGTGGCGTATGCGGCTGGCTCAGACGAGGCATCAAAAACGGACCACGCCGACGACATGATGAAGGCCATCGTGAGGGAGAACCTGGGGGCAAGCGCAACGGACACAGACCGCCGGTGGTCGTCCTATCTGACAGTGCAAGCGGACAGCGCGAGCGCATCCAGTATGAGCAAGGCCTTCAGTCGGCGCAACGTGCTGACCGTGTTGCAAGAGATTGCAGAAACTAGCGCGGAGGGCGGCGAGCCGCTGTACTTTGACATTGTAGCGCCATCATCGTCTACGCTTGAGTTTCGCACGTATACCGGGCAGCGCGGCGTGGACCGCACGCTATCGAGCGCATCTCCGCTGATTATGTCGCCAGAGTTGGGCACCATCCGGGGCGGCGAGTTGTTCGAGGACTATGCCAGTGAGTACACCGTTGTTTACGCGGCAGGCGGCGGCGAGGGCAAGGCCCGCGAGGTGTCGGAGGTTGAGGACACGGCGCGCAGCGGGGCGTCGCCGTTCGGGCGGATAGAGGCGCTGCGAGACGCCAGGCACGGGGCCACGGGCGCATCGTTGACAGCCGAAGGGAACGCCTATCTGCGGGCCAGCAGGCCGAAACGGATATTCACGGCGGCACTGGTGGACACGCCGCAGGTGCGCTACGGGTTGGAGTGGCACTGGGGCGACAAGGTGACGGCGCAATTCGAGGGTAAGACATTTGACTGCCACATCGACACGCTGCGAGTATCGGTGGCGGGTGGCAAGGAAACGATCAGCGCGCACTTGCGCGCGGAGGAACCGGCGTGACCGAGCGGGTGATGCAGACGCTTCTGGGCTACTGGAAAGACCTGCTGCGGCGCATCGAGCGGCTGGAGGCACAGGAGTCTGGCGGTACCTGGGTGATTCTCCCGCAAGTCTCGCGCCTCACGTCAACGGCCTGGGACGGTGACGCGCGCAGCACCACGGGCGCCACGCTAATCGATATGAGCGCCGTGTTCGGGACGCCGGCCAACATCGACGCCGTACTGTTGTCGGTAGACGCGCGCGATTCAGGAGGCGCCACAGCCGACTGCTGGGTACGCTTTTCGGATGGTACACCGCTCAGTTCGGGATCGCCAATAGCAACAGTACCACCCGCTAATGACCGATGGGGGCGCTACTTGCTGACGATTCCTACGGACTCAAACGGCGATATTTACTTTGACTGTGGCGCGTCGGGCACGGCCACGCTGGACGTAGTCGTGCAAGTCCACGGCTACCATTTGAAGTAGGAGGGGCGAGTGACGATTTCTCGCAAAGTGGGCTTGCACGTTCTCAACTCGACCGGCCTGGCGTTGGGCCGTCCTGCGGCCTGCAAGTTGGTTGACCCATCGCTGGACACCTATCGCCGTGTGCGCGCGGAAGTGGGCGAAAACGGCAGAGACGGAGGTCAACGGCGTGGCCGTGACGCCGGGGCTTGTGGGTGCATTCCCGAGCGAGTGGGGACTATAGCGTGACCGATACGACAGCATAGCAGACAAGGAGAGTAGCACATGGCAAACGCAAAGTATCCGGCGAGCACGACGACTGGTTGGGTAGACAAGCGGTACATCGACTGGGGCGACGGCCACCACGGGGACCACATCGGCGTAACCATCGTTGGGCCAACGGGCACGGCGATGCACCCCAGCACCGTCTACTATGGCCGCAAGGCCGTGGCCGCTGCTGGCACAGACGTGGCGCTGGCCGCATCGCAAGCGCTCGCCTCTGGCGTGCAGATCAAGGCACTGTGGGCCAACACCGGCTACATCTACGTGGGCACCGAAGGCGTAGCGGCTGCGACGGGCTTTGAGTTGGCGGCGGGCGAGAGCGTGTTCATCGCCACGGACAACCTTGCGCTCGTGTGGCTGGACGCGGCAGTCAACGGCGAGGGCGTCTCGTACATCGCCAGTTAGGAGGGGGCTATGGGTAGACACGTACTGCGGCCAGCGCTCAAGCACTGGCTGCATCGGCAGTCCAGCAACGACAGTTACCTCCACCTCACCGCCACCACAACCGGTGCGGCGCAGACGGTGACGCTACAACAAATCACGCCGACGGGCGGCACGTTGCTGGTGGATTGGGGCGACAGCACGGCCATGAGCACGGTTGCCAACGGGCACACTGGCACCGTGACGCACGTCTACGCATCGGCGGGGGCGTACCCCATCGTCGTGCATCGGGCGCAGTACATTACGACGTTGGACCTGCGGGATGCGAAACTGTCGGGGCTGAACACCGCGGAGTTGCGGCGCAACCGCATGGACACGTTCTACCTGGACGGACTCACGGCGGCGGATATCGTCGTCAACAGCGCCGATATGGTGGGCTGGGGGGTGTCGAACACGTTCCTCCTCGCCAACCTGCCCTCGGCCAACATCACGCTGGACTCGGCGCATATGGCGGGCTGGGGGGTGTCGTACCAGTTCTACCTCAGCACCCTCCCCTCTGCGAGCATCACGCTGGACTCTGCCGATATGACCGGCTGGGGGGTGTCGTCCACGTTCTACCTCAGCACCCTCCCCTCTGCGGGGATCACACTGGACTCTGCCGATATGACCGGCTGGGGGGTGTCGTCTACGTTCCTC